GGTATTCAATTGATTAACCGTCGGCTTCCAGTTGGTCGCGATGTTCACATCGCGCTGATATGCCAGCTTTACCCCTGCGCCGTCGCTCGCTTGCACCACGGTGTCGGGCGCGTAGGTAGTCAGCGCTTTGTATGCGGCGATTTCAGCAGGGGTGAGCGGAGTTTCGATGGGGGTGGCAATTCTGTATACAACTTTGCAAGGTTTATCTGTAAAGTATTTCACCAGTGCAGTTTTTCGTTCATCATCGCTGCTTGCTTCACTTAGCCCTAAGTAAGCGTTTTCGATTGCGAAATCAACAGAATTATCTTCAACAAAATTTATTGAGTTTACAGCTCTAGCCCACACATCTTTTTTCCATGGCAACACTTCACAAAATACACATTTTTCGAGTCGTACACTTCTGTCCGTTTTTTGTGGAGTTGCCAAACGTGCACTTGTGGCCGCAGTAACGTTTGTATACACGTTCGTCACAGAAATACCATTTGCATTTTTAGCATTAATCACGAAACTTGCGATTCTCTGCACCTTCACTCCTCTCTCTAAGTCAATCTCATCGCACACCCACTGCTGTCCCTGCGGGTCAGTGTAGTTGCCGCCAGAGGTGACAGGAATACCGGGTAAGCCGTTAGGCGTGGGCAGAGTGAGAGTTTGCGTTTTGCCGTTCCCATCGCTCAAGGTAACCGTTATGCTCCCGCCGTCACCAGCGCTCACAATAGGCACAGGTGCATCCGGCGTGGGTGTGCCGTCCTGCGTGCTCTTGCCGTACACGGTCAGACCGCGCAGCGACGCGGCAAAGGCATCATCAACGGCAATCGGGTTGCCCGTCTCGTCGCCCACAAGGACGTTCTGCCGGGCTGCATCTGCCGCCCCGATATTCTCCCTTGCCTGCGCCTTTTGCGCATCATCAAGCGTCTGCACCGTATACCGCACGACTTCCTGTGGCGCGTCTTTTCCCGGGTCGCCCTTCTCTCCTTTCTCGCCCTGCGCGCCCGTGTCGCCCTTCATCCCCTGCGGAATCGTAAATTCCACCATCGGGTTTTCTGCCGTGCCGCTCTGCGTAACGCTCGCCGCCGTCCCGGCCTCGCCCGTCACGGCCGTGACGGTAAACCTTGGCGTTGCGCCCGTCGCGCCCGGGCTTCCATCCCTGCCGGGGTCGCCCTTTTCGCCTTTCTCGCCTCGCGCGCCCGGTGCGCCCGGGTCGCCCTTGTCCCCCTTCGCGCCGGGG